GACCGCATGACTTTCCCGGAACTCAAGCAGATAGCCCTCAAGCACTACAAAGAGTGGAAGCCAGACGCGTTTATCGTGGAGAAAAAGGCAGCTGGAGCGCCGCTAATCCAAGAACTTCGCCTCATTGGGATACCCGTACAAGAGTTCTCTCCATCCAGAGGCAACGACAAGATGGTGCGACTAAACGCTGTAGCGGACTTGTTTACATCAGGTAAAGTGTGGGCGCCAGATACCCGCTGGGCAAGAGAAGTGATTGAAGAAATTGCTAGTTTTCCAGTTGGCGAACACGATGACTTCGTGGATACTTGCACACAGGCGCTACTGCGATACAGGCAGGGGGGTTTTATCAGCCTTGAAACAGACGAGCAAGAAGACTTAACTTACAAATACCGCAGACGTGCGGCGTTCTACTAGGACAGACATGGCTACTCAAAAATACATGGGCAAAGGCGTTTTGTTAGAACGGTTAACAGAACAAATGCGCACACAAAAGAGTCCGCCTAAAGACCCAGAAGCTACCGCACGTGCTGTACTGATGGGGCGCGGTATGATAGATGACAAAGGTAATTACACCAAAAAAGGTGAAGAAAGAAACAGCATGACGGCAGAAGAGCGGGCTAAAGACCGAGCTTCGAAACGTACTGGCAAGCCAGTAAGCGCTTTCGGCTACAACCCAAAAACAAACATGGCTTTAAGGAAAAAATCATGAGCATTGAAAAAAGTTTATACGCCGCTCCGCAAGGCTTAGCAGGCATAGATCAAGAACCGGACATCGAGATTGAGATCGAAGACCCAGAAGCGCTACGCGTTAGCATTGAGGGAGAAGAAATCCTGTCAATGGAAAAAGGCGAAGAAGACGAAGACTTCGACGAGAACTTAGCCGATGTATTGGATGGCGGGCTTTTACAGTCGATTGCGGCTGACCTTTCTGACGATATTGATAACGACATTGGATCCCGCTCTGACTGGGAAAAAATGTACAAAGACGGGATTACGCTGCTCGGCTTAAAGTTTGAAGAACGTACCGAGCCTTGGGATGGCGCTTGCGGCGTGTTCCATCCGATGATTACAGAAGCAGTAGTGCGGTTCCAGTCCGACACCATCATGGAGACTTTCCCAGCGAAAGGGCCTGTACGTACCCAGATCATTGGGCGCGATACCCCAGCAAAGAAAGATGCGGCTACGCGTGTCGAAGACGACATGAACTACCAGCTTACAGAGAAGATGCCCGAGTATCGTCCTGAGCACGAGAAGATGCTTTGGAACTTGCCAAGTGCCGGTTCTGCTTTTAAGAAGGTCTATTACGATCCAAGTCTAGGTCGTCCAGTATCGGTATTTATTCCTGCTGAAGACATCATACTGCCGTACGGCATCTCCGAAATTAACACTTGCCACCGCATTACGCATCGCATGCGCAAGACTAAGAATGAGCTGCTAAAGCTAATGAACGCTGGCTTTTATCGTGACATTGAGCTTGGTGAGCCAGACAAATTTACTAGCGACATTCAAGAAAGCAAAGACAAAGAGACCGGTTTCTCTGCTACTAACGACGACCGCTTTGAGCTGTATGAGTCACACGTTGACCTTGACATCGAGGGCTACGAAGACAAAGACGAAGACGGCGAGCCTACCGGGATTGCACTACCTTACGTAGTTACGATGCTTCGGGGTACCAACGAGGTTTTAGCTATTCGCCGCAACTGGAAAGAAGACGATGAACTCAAACTTAAACGACATCATTTTGTGCATTACCAATATATTCCGGGCTATGGTTCGTACGGCTTTGGTTTATTCCACCTTATTGGTGGCTACGCTAAGTCTGCTACTAGCATCATGCGTCAGCTCGTGGACGCCGGAACACTCTCCAACCTGCCCGGCGGTCTCAAAGCCAGGGGGCTGCGTATTAAGGGCGACGATACCCCAATTGCACCAGGCGAGTTCCGTGACGTAGACGTTGGCAGCGGTTCGATCCGTGACAACATCCTGCCGTTGCCATACAAAGAGCCTTCGATGGTTCTGTCTGGCTTGATGGACAAGATCATTGACGAAGCACGCCGGTTTGCGGCTACTTCGGATATGAAGATCAGCGATATGTCTAACCAAGCACCAGTGGGTACAACGCTGGCTATCTTGGAGAGAAGCCTAAAGGTAATGTCAGCGGTACAAGCCCGTGTGCACTATGCACTCAAGCAAGAGCTGCAGTTAATTGCGGGTTTAATCCGTGACTACACTGACCCCGACTACACCTACGAGCCAGAAGAAGGCCGTCCAAGCGCTAAACGCGAAGACTACAGCATCGTTGAAGTAATCCCAGTTAGCGACCCGAACGCCGCCACTCTTTCACAAAGAGTAGTCCAGTACCAAGCGGTTATCCAGTTGGCTCAGATGGCTCCGCAGATTTACGACTTGCCGTTCTTACACCGCCAGATGCTAGATGTGCTGGGAATTAAACACGCTAACAAGATCGTGCCGATGGAAGACGACGAGAAGCCAAAAGACCCAGTAACAGAAAACCAGAATGCACTGCGGGGCAAACCGCTTAAGGCGTTCTCTTATCAAGATCACGAAGCACATATCAAGGTACACACCTCTGCTATGCAAGATCCGATCGTTATGCAGCTTATTGGGCAAAACCCACAGGCGCAAGCGATTATGGGGGCAATGCAGGCGCACATCGCTGAGCACGTCGGGTACGCATACAGGAACAAGATCGAGCTGGCGCTTGGCGTAGCACTGCCAAACCCAGAAGACGAATTGCCACCAGAGCTGGAAAAAGAAGTCAGCCGCCTTATGGCAGAAGCAGCACCACAAGTGCTTGCAGAGTCCAAAGCTACGGCTGCGCAGCAACAGGCTCAGCAAAATGCGCAAGACCCCGTTCTTCAAATGCAGATGCAAGAGTTGCAGATCAAGCAACAAGAATTGCAGCTTAAGCAACAGAAACTCACGCAAGATGCCCAGCTTCAAGCGCAGAAGATGCAAATTGACGGTGCGGCAAGAGTGGACGAGCTCAACCTCAAAAAGCTACAGATGGAGTCCAATGCTGAACTTGAGATGATCAAGATCACCGAGCAAGCAACTCGGAAAGATAAAGAAGCTGAATTAAAAGAACGACTTGAAGGCACAAAGATTGGCGTGGACATAGCCAAATCAAAGCAAATGCTTAATAAAAAAACGAAGGAGTAGTAAATGGATGTTGTAACGATGGATGCATTACAAGTTTTACGCGATAAGTTACGCGCAGATATGAACAACTACACTGACGATTTGGCAAATGGTCAGTGCTCTAGCTTTGAGCAGTACAAAGAGCTTTGCGGGGTGATTCGAGGTCTAGCCTATGCAGAGCGCCATTTAATCGACCTCGCTGAAAATATAGAGAAGGCCAACGATGAGTGAAACCATCGCATTACCGGAGTCTGAGTTAATCCTGCCGCCGGGCGTTAAAGCCCCAGAAGTGGATCATGAGTATGAAGCAGCACCATCAGAAGAGAAAGCAAAAGCACTACCCGACCCTAAAGGTTGGCGTTTGCTCTGTGCATTAATCGACCCTGACGACGCATACGACAGTGGGCTTATCAAGGCAGATAAAACCAAAGAAATTGAGGAATTGACCTCACCAGTGCTGTTTGTTATCAAGCTGGGGCCTAGTGCCTATGATCCGGAAAAGTTCCCAGAAGGTGCGTGGTGTAAGGAAGGCGACTTCGTTATTACACGTCCATATACGGGCACCCGCCTCAAAATTCATGGAAAAGAGTTTCGCTTGATCAATGACGACCAGGTTGAAGCAACTGTTGAAGACCCACGCGGCATTACACGCGTTTAAAGGAGAAATACATGGCAAATGACGATTACAAATTCCCGCATGAGATCGAAGAAGATGAGGGTAAACCCTTAGACGACATTGATATTGACATCGACGCCGAAGGCGACGTTGATATTCAGATCGAAGACGACACCCCTGAAAGAGACCGCTCAGCAAAACCGCTTGAATACGAAGTTGAAGATCCTTCTGACGAAGAAATCGAAAACTATTCCAAAGATGTTCAGAGCAGAATCAAAAAACTGACACACGCACGGCACGACGAAAGGCGCGCTAAAGAAGCAGTTTCTCGTGAAAAAGAAGAGCTTGAGCGTATGACTAAAGCCATCTTGGAAGAGAATCAGCGACTCAAAGAGTACGTAAATAACGGACAAGCCACCTACGCACAAACCTTACAGGCTAAGGCTGAGGCGGAAATGGAGATGGCACGCCGTAAGTACAAAGAAGCACAAGAATCATACGACTCCGATGCGATGCTAGAGGCTCAAGAAAATCTAACAGACGCTAAGATGAAGTTAGAGTCTGCAAGAAATTTTCGTCCAACCCCTTTACAAACAGAAAATTCTGCTGTACAAATGCAATCATCGTCCCAAGAAGCACCGAGACTCGACGATAAAACCTTGCGCTGGCAAGCAAAAAACCAGTGGTTCGGGTCTCCGGGGTACGAAGAAATGACAGCCTTTGCACTAGGGCTGCACCAAAAACTAGTGGCTACGGGAGTTGACCCCCGCTCTGATGATTACTTCGCTCGTGTAGATGGGCGCTTAAAGCAGGTGTTCCCTGAGTTATTGGGCATTTCTGAGTCAGCTGACAGAAAGGCTGATCCAGTTAAGAAACCCGCAACTGTAGTGGCCTCTTCTTCCCGCTCCACTGGAGCAAAGAAAGTAGTCAAACTAACTACAACTCAACAAAAGTTGGCAGATAAATTTGGCTTATCCCACAAACAATATGCACAAGAAGTTCTTAAACTGGAGATTTAAAAATGGCTACTAACCGTACACCCCGGGATCAAGAAACCCGCGAAAAAACAGAAACTCGTTATGTTTACAAACCACCGAGTTCATTGCCTGACCCAACACCAGACCCGGATTATGTATTTCACTGGGTAGCAACAGCGATCGCTGGACAAGACAACGCCACAAACGTTTCTCAAAAGTTCCGTGACCACTGGGTACCATGTAAGGCAGTGGATCATCCCGAATTGCAGATAACCGCAAACAAGGATGGAAATGTTGAAATTGGCGGACTGCTTTTATGCAAGAAACCAAGAGAAATGGCTGAAGCCCGTGATCAATATTACGACCAAAAAGCTCGTAATCAAATGGATTCCGTGGACAACAGCTTTTTACGTAATAGTGATGCCCGCATGCCTCTGTTTAGTGATCGCAAGAGCACAACGACTAAAGGTGGTGGGTTTGGTAGTGGTACTAAATAACTTTTTAATTAGGAGATTTAAATGGCTTATCCAACCGTTGATGCTCCCTATGGTTTACAACCAATCAACAGCGTAGATGGCAAACCCTACGCTGGTGCAACCCGTTTATTGCCAATCGCAAGTACTTATAACACTGCGATTTTTAACGGGGATATTGTTCGTATAGCTGCAGGTGGCACTATTGAAAAATCGACTGTAACTGTTGACTCTACTACAGCAGCCGCAAACAACACTTATGGTGTGTTTATGGGTGTTCAGTATGTAAACGCTCAGAATCAGCTTATTCAGGCTCAATACTATCCAGGTAACGCCGCTGCTTCCAGCGCTGTTGCTTATGTAGTTGACGATCCTATGGCTGCTTTTAAAGTAGCGGTTACTTTTAGTGGTAACGCAACTGTTACTACAGTTAACCAGACCATCGTTGGTACTAACATGTCTGTACGTCAAGGTACTGGCAGCACTACCACTGGTGACTCTGCTGTTTCTGTCTACGCAACTAATGCACAAGGTAACGCTGCGGCACTGCCAGTTCGTGTAGTTGAAGTAGTTCCAGCAACTGCAACTGGCGCAAATGCCTTTACTGAAGTAGTAGTAAAGCTCAACAACCCACAAATCCTCCGTGCAGCCGCACTGGATTACACAGCTTAAGGAGCTAAGTAAATGGCTATTTC